CGACCGAGACCGACCTCGCGCAGCAGCTGGCAGCGGTCAAGGCTCGTCTCGTGGCCCAGGCCGTCGAAGCCGATGTCTCGAACGCCGTCGCGCATGCGAAAACCACCGGCATCGGCCAGGCCGTCGAGATCGACCTTTCCCAGATCATCGACGTCGCCTTTGGAAGGATCGTCGGGCAAGCGGAGGAACAAGATCTCGCGCAGGCTCTCGGGACCCTCAAGGTAAAGTTGATCGTGCAGGTCCTTGAGAGTGACCTGGCCCAGAAGATCAAGGCGATCATGGGCCGACCGCCGCGCCCCGCGGAGCGGTCCGTGTCCCTCGACCCCGACCAGCCGGATCGCGGCGCCCACGCGGCGACGCGGCCGACAGACCGCGCACAGCCAGGCCGGGAGGGCGGGATCGTGCCCACGCGGCCGACGTATCGTCAGCCGCGCAGGAGATCCTGATGCCGGGCCTCGTGCTGATCACCCCGCCGACGATCGAGCCTATTACGCTCGTAGAGGCGCGCCTGCACCTGAAGCTGGACGCGACCGGCTCCCCGGCGACGCACGCCGATGACGCCCTCGTGAATACGATCATCACGTCGGCGCGGCTCCACGTGGACGGACGCGACGGGCGGCTGAGCCGGAGCCTGATCACGCAGACGTGGGAGCTGGTGCTGGACAAGTTTCCGCTCAAAGACATCAGGATCCCACTCCCGCCGCTCCAGAGCATCGTGAGTATCAAATACGATGACCTGGACGGGAACGAGCAGACGGTGAGCTCGGCGAACTACGTCGTGGACACCGTGTCGACTTTCGGCTGGGTCGTGCCGGTCACGGGCTTCGCCTGGCCGGCGACGATGGACACGATCAACGCGGTGCGGATCCGGTTCACGGCGGGATACGGTGACGCGGCCGCGGACGTCCCGGCCCCGATCCGGCAGGCCATGCTGCTCCTCATCGGGCATCTCTACGAGAACCGGGAGGAGGTCCTCGTCGGACCGGGAGGGTCCATGCTGCCCATGGGGGCCGAGGCCCTCCTCAGCCCCTATGAGCTGATCACGATCACGTAGGAGGTCTCTGCGGTGCGGATCGGGCTATTCGACCGGCGGGTGGTGATCGAAACCGTGACGGAGGGTGCCGACGCCGCGGGTCAGGTGACCGAGGCCTGGGCCCCCGTCGCCACCGTGTGGATGCGGATCAAGCCGCAGCGCGGCCAGGAGAGATTCACCGCCCGACAGGTCCTGGGTACTGCCGTGATCACGTTTGAGGCGCGGTATCGGTCGGATCTGACCGTGAACAAGCACCGGCTCGTGCATGACGGGGCGACATTCGACATCCACGACATCCGCGAGAATGGCCGCCGCCGGCTGCTCGAGATCGACGCGACGGCCAGATCGGAAGGCTGAGGCCCTTGACGCCTCCTGTGTCAAGGGCGTGAGGAAGGGATGCACGCACCAGGATACGTTAATTTAACCGTCCAGGTCCAGGCAGGCGCGGCGGAAGCGCGGAGACGGTCCCTCGTTCCGTCCTACCGCCGATCGCCCGCTGGAGGGCAAAGACGCTGATGGACATGCGCATCACGCTACACGGGATGGAAGAGCTGCAGGCGGCCTTGAACCAGCTCCCGAAATCGCTGAGCAAGGCGGTCCTGCGCCGGGCGTTGACGAAGGCGGGCCAGCCGGTCCTCCACGCGGCCCGGGCCGGCGTCCCGATCGGGGAGGGGGATCTGCTGCGCAGCCTCGACATCCGCCCGATGCTCACCAAGCGACAGCGTCGCCTCAGGCGCAAGGCGGGCCGCGGCGGGGCGGCAGACGTCTTCATCGGGCCGACGTTCCCGATGGGCAGGCACGGACACCTGGTGGAGTTTGGCACGGTGAAGATGGGTGCGCGTCCGTTCCTCCGCCCCGCGTGGGACTCCAACAAGTCAACGGTCTTCGCAATCTTCAAGAAGGCGCTCTGGTCTGAGATCCTCGCGGCCACAAGACGATTGGTGAAGCGAGCTGCGGCCGGCACCATCAGCCGGGCGCAGGCGGTGGAGCTGCTCGGACCATGACCGTTGCCGGGGACCTGAGAGATCTGATCCTGGATGACGCGACTGTGACTGCGCTGATCGGCACCCGGCTCTATCCGGTCGTGCTCCCGCAGGCGCCGACCTTCCCAGCGGTGAGCTATCAGTGGATCAGCGGGGTCGGGTTTCCGAACATGGAGAACACCGGCAGCCTGCGCATGCAGCGGGTGCAGTTCACGGCCTGGGCACCGACCTACACAGCAGCGGTGCAGGTATTTGAGGCGGTGCGCGCACGGCTCAACGGGTTCAAGGGCGTGAATGGAGGCACGCAGTTTGAGGGAGCGTTCTTCGTGAACGAGGTGGACCTCTATGAGCCGGAGCCAAAGCTCTATGGAAGGGCCGGCGATTTCTTCGTGTGGACAGCACAGTGAGGGGAGGGATGAGGAATGACCACGTCAGCTAAGTTGGGTGCCGGAACACTGCTCAAGCGTGGAGACGGCGCGAGTCCTGAGGTCTTCACGACGATCCCGGAGATCTTCAGCATCACGGGACCCTCGGGCGCGACCGATCTGAAGGACGCGACGCACATGCAGTCCGTCGCAAAGGAGTACATCCTCGGGCTGCCGGATTTCGGCGAGTACGCGGTCGAAATGAACTGGATCGTGAACAACACGGTCCAGGAGGGCCTGCGCAGCGACTTCATCAACCGCGTGACGCGGAACTTCAAGCTGGAGGACCACGGCGCGTCGCCGGCGGAGGTCTGGACCATCGTCGGCCTCGTCACAGGCTTCTCGCTGGCCTTCCCGGCCGACGACAAGGTCGTGGCGACCGTGACGATCAAGATCACCGGAGCGCCGACGATCGTATAGCGAGGAGCGGATGAACCCGCACGCTCTTGAGATTCAGTTCAACGGCCGCCCGCAGCTGCTGTTCTACGGCATGGCCGAGATCAAGCTGCTCCAAGATGCCTTTGGAGACGACTGGATCGAGCAGATCAGAGAGAAGCTTGGGCGGGATTGGGACTTCACGGCCGGCGTGATCGCGATCGGCCTCAAGCGATACCTGCCGGAGGCGACGGCTGCGCTGGTGATGGAGGTCTCCCCACCGCTCGTGCCCACGCTGAAGGCAGTGGTCTGTGCCATCAACCGCTGTCTCTACGGGAAGGACCAGGCGCCCAAGCGACCGGACCCTCCCGTGCCGTCACCCGACGAGGTCGCGTCGTCGGCGACGTGATCGCGGAGTGGCGGCGTCTCGCGTTTCGCTACGGGCTAAAGCCGGCGGAGTTCTGGGATCTGACCATGCACGAGGTGCAGGTCTGGTGTGAGGAGGCCGTGGCCGCGCGCCTCGACAGCTATAGACGCGAGCTGTGGGCGGCCTGGCACTGCGAGGCGCTGCATCGGACCAAGCGGCTGCCGCGTCTCGAGCACCTCCTGCGGAAGGTCGAGCAGAAGAGGGGGCAGACCCCTGAGCAGCTCAGGACGATGATGCGCGCCATGGTCCAGGATGCTCGGATGATCGAGCAGGCGAAGAGGGGAGGTCCGCTATCGCTGAGCCGATAGGAGCCCTTCGGGTTGACCTCGAGGCGTCGGTCGCAAAGTTTGAGGCCGACATCGGCAAGGTCCGCGCGTCGCTCAAGAAGACCGGGCAGACCTTCGGGAACATGCAGGGGGAGGTCGAGCTCAGCGCTCGCGAGCTCGGCGTGATGACGCGGGCGACGCGGTTCGCCGCCTCCCAGCTGGTCAACGAGCTGTCGCCTGCAGCCGGACAGGTCATCGGAGACATCACGCAACTCTCATCGGTCGCTGCGCTGACCGGCGGGACGTTCGCCGCGATCGCCGGGACGGCCGGCGTCGGCGCGTTGGTCATCGTGCTCGGCATGCTGGTGAAGAGTGCACTCGAAGCCGACAAGGCGTTGCGCACGATGATGGCGGCGATAGACACCGGTGACCTCAAGAAGATGGAGGAGGGGCTGGACGGCTTGGATAAGCGGATCCGGGACGTCGAGGCCGAGCTGCTCATCGGCACGTCGCTGTTTCAGAAGTTCCTACGGTCTGGCGCCGGTGCGGTGGAAGGCTTCGGAGGTTTTGACATTGTACCCATCGAGGAGCAGTTACGCGACGACCTTGCTGCCCTGAAGAAGCTCCGCGACGAGCTGCGCGAGGGCATCATCGGGCAAAAGAACATTGACGAGGCTCGGAAACTCGCTGAGGAGCAGACGAAGCTCTGGACAGAAGTCGGCGAGGCCCGTCGCAAGGCGGCAGAGACGGCCGAGAACGAGTTCTGGATCACCCTGATGAAGCAGGGTGAAGAGGTGACCAAGTCCGTCCTCACCGCACAGCAGAAGTACGACGCCGAGCTGAAGAGCTACAGGGACCTTTTAAACGTCGGTGCCATCACCCAGGAGACCTTTAATCGGGCGGTGAAGGCCTCCGCTGAGAAGCTGAAGGAGGCGACGGAGGCCGCTGACACATACGGGAAGATGTGGAAGGAGGTCGACGAAAAGCAACGCCTCGCCATAGAGGGCCTCGAGAACACCGAGTGGATCAACCGTCTGAACGAGGCCAAACGGACGATCGAGGCAATCAGGACGCCGCAGGAAAAGTACAACGAGCGTATCGCCGAGCTGGTTGACCTGTACAGCATG